CCATTTCCATCCCGAGGATAATGAAGAGGAGTGGGAAGAGGACCACGAACATCAGGACGAATCAACGTGCGAAGAAGAAGATGAGGATTTTAAACACGAAAGTGTTACCGCTCCCATTCGGGAGTGTGAAAAAGCGAAAGCTTCACCATCATCGTCCATCAGCGACTTCAGAGTGCGGGCACCATCAGTGTCAAGTTCTTGTGTGCGACCGGTCTCTCCACCTCCTTCCCCTGTGTTGCCAGTCATAAAAGCGCCCAAAAACGTGGAAACTAGTGAGGTGTCGGCGTATAGCGCCGAGAGCGAAATGGTGAACTTGTATTTGGGCAACCCGATTGGAAAAAGAAAAGGATTGTTTCGTATACCCAAAGTTTCCGAAATATTGCCCGATTTTTTGTTTCGCACCACCACTGTAGTCAATAAGAATGCACAGGAGGAAGAAATGATGGTATCGGACTTCCACAGCAAAACGTGGGCATGGAAAACTAAGAACAACGTCAAACAGCGACAACACACCCAACAACTGCTTACCAATTTTTACGAGTCGGTGACCGTAGTTGAAGTGTTCACGCAGTTGGCTAAATTATTATACGAAGACAAACACTTGTGTAGTCGTGTCGCCGTCGGAAAAGACGGGGCGGTCCATAAGGACTTTCTTGGTGCCATAAGGCACATCGCGACTACCGAGAAAAAGTACAATTTTTTTCGACAACAAAATTATGAAATATATGAAAACACTCTACGATATACCTTCAACCGATACATACTCCGTGGTTTGACTGACAGCCTACTGGTTCCAGTGGGTGGTGTCGCCAAACGACCGGATTTTCGTCTCACTGGTCGATTCCGTCGCACACCACGCATCGACCAGTGTTTCGTGTAGGTGTGGTCAATTGCCATCTCGAAGAGTCCTTCCTTTTCGACACCTCATTTAAAGTGTTGAAAGGAGAAGAATTCTTCAAGGATGGTGTATTAAACTTTTCACCTGTCGTCTATCGGGACGGCACCTACCGCACCGTTTTTGGGCCCTCCTTCCCTCACGATGCGTGTATATACGCCAACAACAATCACAATGCGAACTTATCCGGGAGACGCCTATATGGTAAACGCTTCCCGGATGAACCAGGCAAACATGAACTGTACATGCAAAAACAACATACTTTCACCGCACAGCACGCACACATAATAGATCAACTGAGGACAAAATATTCATCATATTTCACCGAGTTCACGGACCTAGAGAGGTTGGCTGAGGCCTACCATGCGGACCCTCACCCCAAGAAACACTTGCGAGTGATGGCCTGGATGGAATTACACTTAACTAGTGAGAGGTACGAACACCTCTGGCTCAGACAGATATTGTATAAAATAAAGAAAGGGGAGTGGGCCAAACCTGGGAAAAAACCACGGGGGATCGGAGATCTTGGCGTGTCAGCCAGTCTACAAGGAGCTTGGATAACTGAGTTGCTTAAGACTGCTATGTCCAAAGAGCCACTCGCCTATTTGGGCGGAAAGATCGAGTTTTGTAAGAAACCAGACCGAACCACTTTGCGCGACGTCTTCCGTCAAATTATGCAGCCTGAAGGTCGTTTCTACTTCGTTTACTTTTCAGATGATTCAGTACTTTCGTACCGAATCAATGGTAAGGTTTACCGGTGGAATCTTGACATCAGTAGCTGTGACAGTTCACACGGAAGATCTGTGTTTCACGCACTTGTTGGACTGGTACCAAAAAAGGTTCAACCTTACATGAAAACACTCGTGGACCAACTCTCAACACCCATTCTTATTCGCAGCCAAGGCAATTCGTCAGAAACTGTGAAGTTGAAACCAAGCGAGCCGCACCTCGCTTCTGGATCGACTATCACAACCGCGATTAATAACCTGGCTTGCATTTTTATATGTATTTCAATCACATCCAGCATTAATAGGAACAATGACTTTTCACCACAATCACTCGTTGACGCCGCGGCTAACTGCGGTTATAAGATCACCGGCACCGAACCACTCGAATTATTCGAGGACGTTCAATTTTTGAAACACTCCCCCGTGCTCGATTCACTCGGGCATTGGGAACCAGTTTTGAATTTAGGCGTTCTCTTGAGAGCTAGTGGAACATGCAATGGAGACTTGCCAGGAAGAGGAGACCTCGAGATTCGGGCTCGAGAATTTCAGTTTGGACTTCTAAGAGGCATGTATCCACGGACCAACACCATTCTGCTCGACAACATGAGACGCAGCACCGGGATTACCAAAGTTTCAGACAAGGTGGAAGCAACCATCAAACAAATGCTAGCATACAAAGTGTACACAGACGAAAACGACACACACATCACTATCGAAGACGAGAACTTCTATCGACGTTACAGACTCACCGGACCTGAAATCCAAAGTTTGAACACACACGCCGGCTCTCTTTGCTACCAAGAGTCTTTCCACTGCACAGCTGTTGAGAAGATCCTTGCATGCGATTATGAGTTGGGTGTCCGCGATACTAGATCGGAACCCTTCGATTACCTACACCTAGACTAACCACCACGCTCATATATACTAGATTAACAAACATATACATAGAATATCCAAACAGGGGCGCTTCGACGCAGAAATGCGAAACCACATGTCGGCAGGTGGTTGCGTTCGATTAAGACATTAGTAATCAGTTTTGC